AGCCGTAGAAACCACGGCACGTAAAGATCGTAATCAAGTGGGCCTAGTTTAGGTTGCTCAAATGAGGAAAAGATTGTAATATAAAGTATGGCTTGGAAAAAATACTTCAAAGACGCTAACCTCTCTCCCATATCAGGTGAGAAGGTGCCCAACTTCGCCAAGAGGAACTACAGTTCTTACCTGCCGGACGTGTACACAGGACACCCCAATAGGATACAGAGATACTTCCAGTATGACCAGATGGATTCAGACTCGGAGATCAACGCGGCATTGGATATACTGGCAGAGTTTTCAACACAGAAGAACACCGAAAACGAAACTCCGTTTGATCTTGTGTTCAAAGACGAGACCACAGAACACGAAGTGAAACTGCTTAAGAAGGCCTTGCAACAATGGACAAAAAGTAATAAGTTCAATAAAAGAATTTTTAGGATATTCAGGAACGCACTGAAATACGGAGACTGTTTCTTCGTGAGAGATCCAGAGACACAGAAATGGTTGTACGTTGACAACGCCAAGGTTGACAGGATCGTCGTGAACGAATCCGAAGGCAAGAAACCGGAACAGTATGTGATCAGAGACATCAATCCAAACCTACAGAGATTATCAGCAACACAGATAACACCAAACCAAACTTATGGTGGGAGTGGAACCACAGGTGGCGGTACGGCGGCGTATGGTTCAAGTTATGCAAACGCAGGGGCCACAAACAACATGTCAGGCTTCGCTGGCGGAAATGCAGGTGGCAGATTCTACAAGACCATGAATGCATACAACATAAACGCAGAACATGTGATCCACATGTCAATGTCAGACGGATTGGACAACTTATTTCCGTTTGGACAGTCGGTACTTGAACAAGTTTTCAAAGTTTACAAACAGAAAGAATTATTAGAAGACGCAATCATCATTTACAGGGTACAGAGAGCACCTGAAAGAAGAGTATTCTACATAGACGTGGGTAACATGCCCACACACTTGGCGATGCAGTTCGTTGAAAGAGTCAAAAACGAGATCAACCAGAGAAGAATTCCTTCTACAGCAGGAGGTACAAACTTCATTGATGCAACATACAATCCGATGAGTATCAACGAGGATTATTTCTTCCCGCAGACGGCAGAAGGTAGAGGATCTAAGGTAGACACACTACCAGGTGGTACCAACCTGGGTGAGATAGATGACTTGAGATATTTCACAAACAAACTGTTTAGGGGATTGAGAATCCCAAGTTCTTACCTGCCGACAGGTGCGGAAGATGGACAACAGCAGTACAACGACGGAAGAGTTGGAACCGCGTACATACAGGAACTGAGATTCAACAAGTATTGTGCGAGATTACAATCAATGTTGGCTGGAACATTTGACGAAGAATTCAAATTGTGGATCAAATCAAAAGGTTACAACATTGACAGTGGAATGTTCGAACTCAAATTGAATCCACCACAGAACTTTGCTCAATACAGGCAGACCGAGATGGACCAAGCAAGGGTCAACACATTCACGGCGGTTGCAGAACTGCCTTACATGAGTAAAAGATTTGCACTGAAGAGATATCTAGGATTATCTGAAGAGGAAATGGCAAGGAATGCTGAACTATGGGCTGAAGAGAACAACGTGCCACAGAAGAAACAGACCAAGTCCAATCAACTCAGAAGTGCTGGAGTCACACAGTCCGGCATAACAGGGGACCTAGACCAGTTCGAGGAACCGACAGCGGAACCAGAATCACCAGAACCGGGCTCACCACAGCCTGGACAGCCGGGACAGACGCCAGGAGGTGGCGGAACGACACCGGGTGGAACAGGTGGCGGAGGCCAGGTCTAAAGGATTAAATACCAACGATGAAACTATTTGAATTCTTCACATACACAGCAGACGGGTTTGAACAGGACAAGACCTATGAGCCAGAGAACGACATCTCCATATTGGACTCAGAGGACACCAGGAAGACCAGACTAACACTGAAACAGATCAACTCTATGAGACTGGCATCTGAAGAACATGATGCACAGCAGAAGGAAGAAGCAGTATTCGTCCAAAAGATGTACGGACAACCTGCACAAGACGATAACTTAGAGTTATAATGTCCAACATAGCATTCGTACTAGGTAACGGTGAATCACGTAAGGGCATAGAAATAAATGATCTCAAGGATAAAGGCACCGTGTTCGCCTGTAATGCCGTTTACAGAACACACAGACCACACTTTCTAATAGCAGTTGATCCAAAGATGATATTGGAGATAGCGGAGACCGACTATATGTTACAAAATAAAGTATGGTCAAACTACAATGCTCAATATGAAAGAAACAAAAAGATAATGGATCATTGCAACTGGTTCAAACCCAGCCTGGGTTGGTCTAGCGGACCAACTGCTTTGCGTATGGCCTGCGAGCACGGATTCAAAGAGATATACATCCTGGGCTTTGACTACCAAGGACACAACGACGGCAAAAGATTCAAACTAAACAACATGTTCGGTGATACCAGGAATTACAAAAAGCGTAATGACGAAGCAACTTTTTATGGAAACTGGATGAACCAAACCAAACGTTGCCTACAGGACTTCAAAGATGTAAACTTCCATCGTGTGATACCAAAGGGCTGGTTCCAACCCAAGGATCTGGGATGGGCGGGCAACATAGATCACCCCACAACTGAGGATTTTCTTTCAAAATTCGACCTACAGATAAAAATTTAATAAAAAACCGCCTTTTAGCACCATTTCAACCTCCATTTAAGCCTTTTTGATGTAAATACAAACACTTATAAGTACAAATCGACCTATTAAAAAAGGAGCACGTGTAAAATGTCAAATAATAAATTTGAGAGTTTATTAGAGTTGCTAATAAACGAAGAAAACGATAAAGCAGAGGCTTTATTCCACGAAATCGTAGTTGAAAAATCAAGAGATATCTACGAAAATTTAGCAGACGAAGAAGTGACTGCTGAAGCAAAAGACGAAGAAGTTAAAGAAACAGAAGCATCTACAGATGAGAAAGTAGAAGAAACTACAGAAGAGAAAGTAGAAGAAACTACAGAAGAAGCAAAAGATGACAAAGTTGAAGAAACTTCTGAGGAGTCTAAAGACGAACAAGTTGATGAAGTTGTTGAGTTAGAAGACGAAGCAAAAGAATCAGAAACAACTGAAGAAGAATCAATCGAAGAAGTAGGCGGTGACGCAACTGACGAATTGGTTAAAGACATCTCTTCCGAAGAAGAAGGCGAAATGGATGCAGACAACGGCGAAGAAATGCCAGCAGACATGGACGCTGACAAAGGTGAAGAAGACATGGAAGACAGAGTTGTTGACTTGGAAGACGCTTTAGATGAATTAAAAGCAGAATTCGAAGCAATGATGGGCAAAAAAGATGACGCCGAGGACATGGGTGACATGGACAAAGAAGAATCTTTAGAGCCAACTCCAGAAGTTGAAATGGAAGCGAAGAAGGATGACATGAAAAAAGCGAAAATGGACGAGTACAAGATCCAGAAGTCAGCCGACAACGCAGACCATTCAGACAAGTCAGCGAAATCTCCAGTAAAAGATGCAGGAAACAAAATGCCAAAAGGTGGTGACAACATTGCCAAAGGCGGAGCAGACGACAACGGAAGACCGGCTCCAACTGCACAGAAGATGGGCGAGTTCGCGAACACTCCAGGTAAAGACAAAGCACCTGCAATGAAGGCGCAGAAGGCTAACACCGCGGATGGTTCAGACAAATCTGCAAAATCACCAATTGCTACAAAGTAATTGTTGATTTAACGGAGGACATCGGATGTCAGCACTATACCTAAGAGAGAATCTAACATTTGATCAGGCCAGAGTACAGGTTTTGCACGAAGGAAAAGACGGCAAAGATTTGTACATGAAAGGTATCTGTATTCAAGGTGGGATCAAGAACGCAAATCAAAGGATCTATCCAGTGCAGGAAATTGCGAAAGCAACGAAAACACTGAATGATCAGATAAGTTCTGGATACTCTGTGTTAGGTGAAGTGGATCATCCAGATGATTTAAAGATTAATTTGGATCGTGTATCACATATGATCACTGAGATGTGGATGGACGGTCCAAATGGATACGGTAAGATGAAAATCTTACCAACACCAATGGGTCAACTTGTCAAGACTATGTTGGAATCAGGTGTGAAACTAGGAGTTTCAAGTAGGGGTTCAGGTAACATGAACGAATACGGAAGCGGTGAAGTTTCAGACTTCGAGATCATCACAGTAGATGTTGTGGCCCAACCTTCGGCACCGGGTGCTTACCCTACGCCAATTTACGAACACCTGATGAACACCAAAGGTGGTAACATGGCAAAAGGTTTGGCGGCTGAAGTTAGAAATGACCCAAAAGCACAAAAGTTCCTGAAAGAGGCACTAACAAACATAATAAAGGACCTGAAATAACATGATAGACGCAATATCAAAATTAGTAGAGTCTGGAGCGATCTCTGAAGATGTACAAAAAGGCATCCAAGAGGCTTGGGACTTGAAAATCAAAGAAAACAAAGAACAAGTAGGTGCTGAGTTGAGAGAAGAGTTTGCTAAAAGATACGAACACGATAAAGCAAACATGATCGAGGCTATCGATACCATGATGAACGAGAAGTTATCTGAAGAGATCACAAAGTTTGTTGAGGACAGAAAAGCACTTGCACAAGAAAAAATTGCTTACAAAGAAAACGTGGGCAAACACTCTGCTAAATTAGAAAGTTTTATCCTTTCTAAATTAAACGAGGAGTTAAAAGAACTACACAGCGACAGAAAAGGTGTTCATGAAAACTTCAAGAAAATGGAAGAGTTCGTAGTAAACGCTCTTGCAAAAGAAATCAAAGAGTTCCATGAAGACAAAAAAGGCGTTGTGGAAACGAAAGTCAAACTAGTAGCCGAAGCCAAAAAACAAATGGCCAAGATGAAAGAGGCTTTCATAACAAGATCTGCTAAAGTTGTAGAGTCTG